TCATTTCTTCTCCTGCTCAAAGATGAGGTCATATTCAAGGATCGCGCCATTCACCGACTGCGACACAGGCAGAAAGCCAACATAGCGCCAGCCTTCCTCCGCTGCACGGTCGATGATGTTCCGGTATTCGGGGTCAAGCGAAAATCCGCCAAGAATAGACGCATTGGCGGCGACTTTTACATGAAAGTATTCATACATGGCTCTTTTCTCCTTTGCAGGCCCAAAGAGGGTGGATTTTCGCGCCACAAGGACGCGGGGTCATGCGGCGTGCGCGCCGCAGCACCACACCCCCCATTTTCTTTCCCAAGAAAGAAAACGGGCGGTGTGACCGTCCAAAAGAAAGGTACCTACACTGCAAGCGAGCAGCTCGAAGAGCTGCAATGCTTGCCGATTGCACTGCCCATAGCGCGGCGTTGCCGCGTTTGGTGTTGCTATACGACTTGACTTACTCCTACTATCCGCTGCCGCTCTGCCCGTCTTGTAGGAGTACAGCCTAATTTTCGTCTACTGGAGCACTCCTCAATGCGGCGAGCGCAGCAATGCCGCATTCGGCAGGCAGTCTGCCGCCGAGAAAACGTCACACGCGCCTCACGATAGTAAGGCGCGGTTGCGATTGGTAACGACTCGCAGGGACTCATGGCGAAGCCATGTACACCGCACCTGATTGCGCAGCGTGTGCAGCTCTTCAAGCCTCAGACCGGCAATGCAAATCTTTCTCTCGGGGGATTTAAAGGGGGATACTCTCTTTCGAGAAAGAGAGTATCCCCCTTTTACCCGTTCCCCACGCCAGGTGGGGGAAACAAAAGGGGTTCACCCCTTTTGCTTTAGCAAAGCTTTGCTCCCGCAGGAATTTTATCATCCACCATAATAAGGTTGAGGACCTCCTCACCCTTCTCGGTGTGGACAGCAGAGAGCAGCATGCCGCAGCTCTCAAGCCCCATCATCTTGCGCGGGGGCAGGTTGACGATGGCGACGAGCGTCTTGCCGACGAGATCTTCGGGCTTGTACCACTTGTGGATGCCGGAGAGGATCTGGCGGTCGGTGCCGGTGCCGTCGTCGAGCGTGAAGCGCAGGAGCTTTTCGCTCTTCTTTACGGCCTCGCAGGCCTTGACCTTGACGGCGCGGAAGTCGGACTTGCAGAACGTGTCGAAGTCGACCTTTTCCTCGACCATCGGTTCGAACTCCATCGCGGGGAGAGCTGCCTTCTTCTGCGCCTCCTGAATGGCCTCAAGCTCTTCGAGCGCCTTCTGCGCGTCGACGCGCGGGAAGATGGCCTCGCCCTTGTGGACGGTGACGGTGGCGCTCAGGCTGCCCCACTTCGCGGCGCTGTCCCAATCGCGGCAGCACTCGCACGCGCCGATCTGCGCGAAGATCTTCTCGCAGGAATCGGGGATGAACGGGGTGAGCAGCACCGTGCAGATGCGGATGCTCTCGAGCAGGTTGTACATGACGGAAGCGAGGCGGGGCTTGTTGGCCTCGTCCTTGGCGAGCGCCCAGGGTGCGGTCTCGTCGATATACTTGTTGGCGCGCTGGATGCACTTGAAGATGAGCTCAAGCGCGTTCTGGAACTGGAACTTCTCCATCTCGGTTTCATACTTGCCGCGAAGGGCTGAGAGCTGAGAGATGAGCTCGTCGTCGAGCGCATCGGCCTGACGGCTTTCCGGCAGCGTGCCGCCGAAATATTTTTCGACCATGGCCGTCGTGCGGGAGACGAGGTTGCCGAGGTCGTTGGCGAGGTCGACATTGATGGTGTTGATGAGCAGTTCGTTCGAGAAGTTGCCGTCCGAGCCGAACGGGAACGTGCGCAGCAGAAAGAAGCGCAGCGCGTCCACGCCGAAGCGCTCGGCAAGCACATACGGGTCAACGACGTTGCCCTTGGACTTACTCATCTTGCCGCCGTCCATGACGAGCCAGCCGTGGCCGTAGACATGCTTGGGGAGCGGCATGCCCATGCTCATGAGCATCGCGGGCCAGATGATGGAGTGGAAGCGGACGATCTCCTTGCCGACAAAATGCACGTCGGCGGGCCAATACTTGTCGTAATCGTCGTACTTCTCGTTCATAAAGCCGAGCGCCGTGCAGTAGTTGAAGAGCGCATCGACCCAGACGTAAACGACGTGACCCGGGTCAAAGTCCACGGGGATGCCCCAGGTGAAGCTCGTGCGGGAGACGCAGAGGTCTTCAAGACCCGGCTTGATGAAGTTGTTGACCATCTCGTTGACGCGAGAGGCGGGCTGGAGAAAGTCGGTGTCCTCAAGCAGGTGCTGCACGCGGTCGGCGTACTTGGAAAGCTTGAAGAAGTAGGCCTCTTCCTCGGCGTCCTCGACCTCGCGGCCGCAGTCGGGGCACTTGCCGTCAACGAGCTGGCTCTCGGTCCAGAAGCTCTCGCAGGGCTTGCAGTACTTGCCCTTGTAGGTGCCCTTGTAGATGTCGCCGTTGTCGTGCATCTTCTTGAAGATCTTCTGGATGGCCTCGACATGGTAGTCATCCGTTGTGCGGATGAAGCGGTCGTTCGAAATATTCATGAGCTTCCACAGATCGAGGATGCCCTTTTCGCCGCAGACGATGTTGTCGACGAACTGCTGCGGGGTCACGCCCGCGGCCTTGGCCTTATCTTCGATCTTCTGGCCGTGCTCATCGGTGCCGGTCAGGAACATGACGTCATAGCCCGTCAGGCGCTTGTAGCGCGCCATCGCGTCGGTCGCTACGGTGCAGTAGGTGTGGCCGATGTGGAGCTTGTCGGAGGGGTAGTAGATGGGGGTCGTGATATAGAATTTCTTCTTGTCCATTGGTGTTTTCCTCTTTTCTGCCCGCGCCGAATGAAAGCGGGGCGTAATTATTTACAGTCTACCACCGAAAGGGCGGTATTTGCAAGGTATTACAGAATTTTTCCCCAAAAGAAGAAAGCGCGGCGCCATAAGCACCGCACTTTTTCGATTTGAAAGAGTAGGATCGCCGCATTTGCCGCCTGAGGGCGGCAACAGGCATACCGCATCGCAGATTTTCGCGTCCGCAGACGCGAAATAAATTTCAATCGTAATTTGTCGCGACATGTGCGTGACAAATTACTCTTTGCGCGGAGCGCGTGTCGCAGCCGCCCTGCGGGCGGCAAGGCACGAAGCGCAGCGAAACTCCTTCAAAAAAGCGGCAAAGCCGCTTTTTTGAAGTTATAGCGAGTCATCCTCGTCGATCCACTTTTGCACGGGCACGATATCAAACTCCTCCTCCGTCCGGCGGATCACCACCTCGTCGATGCCGGCGTTGATGATCATGCGGCGGCACATGGGACAGCTCGTCGCGTCGTGCAGCAGCTCGCCGCTGCGCGCGTCGCGGCCGACTAAATAGATCGTCGCGCCGACCATGTCGCGCCGCTGGGCGGAGATGATGGCGTTCGCCTCGGCGTGGACGCTGCGGCAGAGCTCGTAGCGCTCGCCGCGCGGGACCTTGAGCTGCTCGCGCGTGCAGTAGCCGAGGTCGACGCAGTTTTTGCGTCCGCGCGGCGCGCCGTTGTAGCCGGTGGAGATGATCTCGTCGTTTTTGACGATGATCGCACCGTAGACGCGGCGCAGGCACGTCGCGCGCTCGAGCACGGTCTGCGCAATGTCCAGATAGTAATTCCGCTTGCTGACACGCTCCATATCGAGTCCTCCTTGTATTGATGAGAAAGAATATTACAATTTGCTATCAGAATTCGCGCTTGCAGTGTGGGCAGCGGCCGTAATCGAAGTCGATGACCGCGCCGCAGACGGGACATTGCTTCTGCGCAAGGCCGTCCGACGTTGCCTCCGGCTGGAACAGCTCGATCTTCCCGCACTTGGGGCAGGAATAGATGTCGATCTCCATTCCGCCCGCGAGGGCGAAGGTCAGGTCCGAAAGGAGCAGGTTAGGGCGGCGCTGGAGCTTGTCGCGCCCCATAAATCGCATCCCCGCGCCGCAGCGCAGGCAGTTGAGCTGATTCACCATCCTATACCCCCTGTAGGTCGAAAACGGGTGTGTATTCCTCTTTCGCGCTCGAGAGCTCCTGACAAAAGCCGTCGGTCAGGCCACAGTCGAGCATGTATTGTACCGCCGTGCGGTATTCTCGCTCATTCAAGCGCCGCGCGAGCGCGCCGGTCGCGCCGCTCTGCGGCGTATACTGGCTCATGAGCGAAAAGAGCACTGTCTTTGGCGGAAAATGCGTCGAGACATAGTCGATGACACGCTTGGTGTTCTCCATCTGCCCCGGCAGGACGAGGTGGCGCAATATGACGCCGGAGCGCATCAGTCCGTCGTCCCCAATCTGATACGCCCCGACCTGACGCACCATCTCATCGATGGCCGCGGCGGCAACTTCAAAGTAGTCCGGCGCGGCGGAAAGCTCGCGCGCGGGGCGCTCCATGGCGTATTTTAAGTCGGGCAGATAGATCTGCACCTTACCCTCGAGTGTTTTGAGCGTTTCGACGCGCTCATAGCCGCCGCTGTTCCATACAACGGGGACGCCGAGCGGCTTACGCAGCGCTTCGAGCACCCAGGGGGTGAAGTGCGTGGGCGTGACAAGATCGATGCAGTGCGCGCCCTGCGAAACGAGGCCTTCCATGATCTCGCGCAGATGCGTGGGCGTGATGACCTTGCCGAAATTCTCGTGGCTGATGCGCCCGTTCTGGCAGAACACGCAGCCTAAGTTGCAGCCCGAAAAGAAGATGCAGCCCGCGCCGTTCGTGCCGCTGAGGACGGGCTCTTCCCACATGTGCAGCATCGCGCGCGCGACGACTAAGCCCGCGGGCATGCGGCAGACGCCGCCCGCTTTCTCCGCCGTGCGCTCCGCATTGCAGCGGCGGGGACAGATCTCGCAGCGCATCAGTCGCCCGTGCCCTGACCGTTGAAGTCGGGGCCGAGGTCGCCGAGCATCCAGTGCTTGCGGCACAGGCCGATGTACTGGTCGTTCGCGCCGATGACGACCTGCGCACCCTGCTTGACAACATGGCCCTGCGCGTCAAAGCGCGCGTTGAACGCGGCCTTTTTGCCGCACCAGCAGATGGTCTTGACCTCTTCTAACTTGTCGGCCATGACAAGCAGCTCGTAGCTGCCGGGGAAAAGGTCGCCCTTGAAGTCGGCGCGCAGCCCGTAGCAGAGGACGGGGATGCCGCAGTCGTCGACAAGATGGACGAGGTATAAGACCTCCTCCTTTGTCAAAAACTGCGCCTCGTCGACGATGATGCAGGCGTTCTTTTTGAGTTCCTCTTCGTCCATCTGCCGCATCTCATGGAAGTAGACGCAGGGGTATTCAAGCCCGATGCGCGAGTGTACCATATGGTCGCCGTCGCGCGTGTCGAGCTGGGGCTTGCAGAGGAGCGTCTTCTGCCCGCGCTCTTCGTAGTTGAAGCGCGCCATCAGCGCGTTGGCCGTCTTGCTCGAGCCCATCGCGCCGTATTTGAAGTAAAGCTGTGCCATGGTCGTTGTTCTCCCTCTCTTATTGCAGCCGCGCGCGAACGAGCGCGGCAAATTTCTTGAATGCGGTGGGGATGGCGGCGGCGTCGAACGCCGCGGCGTCCGCCCAGAATAGATCGTCGGTTTCGCCCGTCACGTCGGCGAAGTAGCCCTTCATATCCCACTCGATGTGGGTGAAGATGTGCTTCGCGCTGCCCGCGGGCTCGATGGACTTTGCCGAAAGTCCCATCTGCGCGAGCGTGAGCGAAACGCCCGCCTCGTCGAGGTTCCCCAAAACGCTCGGGAATTCCCAGAGTGAGGCGAGAAGCCCCGTGTCCGCGCGCTTTCGCAGCGCGGCCTTGCCGTTTTGAAAGAGCAGCAGCACGGTGCGCTCTTCGATCTTGCGCGCCTTTTTCTTCGCGCGCACGGGAAGAATCTCGGTGAGGCCGTTTTTGTACGCCTCGCACATCATTCGCGCGGGGCAGATCTCGCACTTCGGCGCGCCGTTCGGCAGGCACACCGTCGCGCCGAGGTCCATCATCGCCTGATTGTACGCGCCGGGGCGATGTAAGTCGATGGCGTCGTTGAGATGCGCGGTGAATTGCTTTCGCACCTTCGCGTCCATGATGTCATCGGCGCAGCCGCTGACGCGCGCGGCGACGCGCAGCAGATTCCCGTCCACCGCGGCGACCGGCTCGCCGAAGTTGATCGAGGCGATGGCGGCGGCGGTGTAGTCACCGATGCCGGGGAGTGTTTTGAGACTTGCACAAGTGCGCGGCAACTCGCCGCCAAAGTCCGAGACGATGACCTTTGCCGCCTTTTGCAGATTCCGCGCCCGCGAGTAGTAGCCAAGCCCCTCCCAGAGCTTCAAGAGCCGTTCCTCCGGCACGGTGGCTAACGCCGCGGCGTCGGGCAGCTCTGCCATAAAGCGCTCGAAGTACGGAATGACGGCACTCACGCGCGTCTGCTGGAGCATGATCTCCGAGACCCACGTGCGGTACGGCGTGACGACGCTGCGCCATGGCAGCGTGCGGCCGTTTAAGTCATACCACGCGAGCAGCGGCGCGGTCAGAGCATTTAAGTTTTCCCAATGTTCTGTCATCATATCATTTGTTGAAGCGCGCGGCGAAGCCGCAGCGGCGGCAGAGTTCTTCGGCGGGCTTCCGCCGGGAGAAGCCCTCGCGCAGAGCACACGCACGCGGGGAGGTCAGAATTTCGTCAAGCGGCTGGGTGAAGAGGTTCCCCAGCGCCATGTCGCCCTCGTGATCGAGGCAGCAGGGGACGACGGTGCCGTCGACAAGGACACCGAGCTGGTCGCGCAGGCCGTAGCAGAACTGCGCACCGGATTCGTTGGCGCTCAGGTCGGGCCAGTCGAACTTGCCCGCGCGCTCCAAATACAGGTGGTCGCGCAGAAAAAAGCTGCCGTTTCGCATCTCGGGCCAGTTATCGCCTGTGCGGGAGCGCAGAAAGTCGAGAATTTCGCCGTTGCGCGCGTCCGCGCCGCCGTCGTTCCAGAGGCGCAGCGCGACGATGACGCCTTTTTTCGCGGCCTTTTCAGCAAAGTTCCAGACCTGTGTCAGGTAAGAAAGCTCCTGCTCGTCCGCGCCGTCGTTGCCCTCAAAACTGTGGAGCGAGACGCTGATCTTGTGCAGGCTTTCGGCGGCAAGCAGCTCGTCGGAACGCTTTTGGAGCAGCGTGCCGTTCGTCGTGATGCAGATCTTCATGTCCCGCGCCTTGGCAAGGGCGAAGAGCGTCGACAGCGCAGGGTGCAGCAGCGGCTCGCCCATCACGTGCAGATAGACGTACTGCACATATCCCTCGAGCCGCGAGAGGATAAGGTCGAATTCCTGCGCGCTCATCGTGCGCGGCGCGCGCTTCGTCTTGGGGCAGAAGGAGCAGGCGAGGTTGCAGCGGTTTGTGATCTCAACGTAGGCTTTTTTCAGCATCGCGCGGCTCCTTTCGTGAAGTCAGGGGATAGATTCAAATATTGTACCATAAATATTTCTACTCTGCAACGCTCTGAAGCCCCCAAATACTGAACATTTCAGCCCTTTGAAGTTCGGTGAAATCGGGGTTATTAGTAACATAGTAGAAACACGCAAAAA